AATGATTTCAGATGTACTAGGTGTGCCTAACAATCCTAAAGCTATAGATAAAGCTATGGCTGAAGCTACACCAGAACAAATGCTTGAACTTAAAAAAACAGAACAAGCTTTTGAGTTACAAATGAAAGAACTTGAAGTAGATGTATTTTCTTTAGAAACAGCAGACATACAAGATGCTAGAGGAAAGTTTTCTAAAGATTGGACAGCAAGAATAATGGGAATAGTTGTTGTTGGAGGATTTATGGGATATATATTTTTAGTAACACTACAACCACCTGAACAAAATAGCGAAGCACTTATTAATTTAGTTTTAGGTTATTTAGGTGGTTTAGCTTCTGCAATTGTAAGTTTTTATTTTGGTGCATCTCAAAAACAAGAATAGCCGACCCTTATTAATTTAGAGCAAGTCTGCTCCTGTTCTTTTTTAATAGGGGAAGGTTTAATCAATATATAATAATAAAATGAATAGAGATAAAATAATTAAAGAACTTATATTTGATGAGGGGTATAAAACAGAATCCTATGAAGATCATTTAGGTTTTCTTACATTAGGTGTAGGACATTTAGTATTACAATCTGATTCAGAATTTAAATTACCTATTGGCACTCCTGTTTCAGAAGAAAGAATTATAGAATGTTTAAATAATGATATAGATATAGTTTGTAATGAATTAGATCGTAATTTAAATTGGTGGAAAAAATTAGACGATAATAAACAACGTGTAATGGTTAATATGTGTTTTAACTTAGGTTATCCAAGATTAAGTAAATTTAAAAAATTTCTTGCTGCAATGAAAAAAAATGATTTTAAAACTGCTGCAAAAGAAATGATGGACAGCAAATGGGCTACACAAGTAGGATTAAGAGCTGAAAGATTAAAACAAAGAGTTTTAGAAAAATAATGTTAAAAAAATATGTATTTAAACCCGGAATAAATAAAGAAGGTACTTCTTATGCAGAAGAAGGCGGATGGTTTGATGCTGATAAAATAAGATTTCGTAGCGGTCTTCCTGAAAAAATAGGAGGATGGCAAAAAAATTCAGAAGATACTTTTGAAGGAACTTGCAGAAGTTTACATTCGTATAGAGAAAAAGGACAAACTGATTATATAGGAGCAGGTACTCATTTAAAATATTACGTTAAAGAAGGAAATGGTTTTAATGATATAACTCCTATAAGAGCTACAACTACTAATGGAATTTTATTTGCAGCAACTAATGGCTCATCTACTTTAGTAGCAACAGATGACGATCATGGTGCAGTTACAGGAGATTTTGTAACAATATCTGGTGCAGTTTCATTGGGTGGTGTTATAACTGCTGTTGTTTTAAATCAAGAATATCAAATATTAAAAATATTAACTGCAAATACTTATCAAATAATAGCTAAAGACACTTCAGGAGATGAAGTAACAGCTAATTCTAGCGATAGTGGTAATGGTGGTTCAGGTGTAGACGGAGTTTATCAAATAAGTATAGGTTTAGATGTGTACGTTAAAGGAACTGGTTGGGGTGCAGATACTTGGGGTGCAGGAGCATTTGGCAGCACTACTGATTTAAATTCTTTAAATCAATTAAGATTATGGTCACAAGATAATTTTGGAGATGATTTAATATCAAACATAAGAGGTGGTGGTATTTATTATTGGGATGAAAGCAATGGAATTACTACAAGAGCAATTCCTTTTACTTCTTTAGCAAATGCAAGTGATGTTCCTATATTAGCATTACAAATAATGGTTTCAGATATAGACAGACATATTATTTGTTTTGGAGCTAATGCAATAGGATCATCGTCAATTGATCCTTTATTTGTTAGATGGTCAGATCAAGAAAGTAGTATTGATTGGACTCCTACATCAACTAATACAGCAGGTGGAACACGAATATCATCTGGATCAATTATAGTAGGAGCATTAAAAACTAGACAAGAAATATTAATTTGGACTGATGCAGGTATACATAGTATGCGTTATAGCGGAGCACCTTTTATATTTTCTTTTACAGAAATTATGCAAGGTCCATCTATGATTTCTCCTAAATCTGCAATTAATGCAGACGATAAAGTATTTTTTATGGATAGAGGTAGTTTTTATGTTTATGCTGGCAGCATACAAACCTTACCTTGTTCTGTGCAAGATTATATATTTTCAGATATAAATTTAAATCAATCTTATAAAATATTTGGAACATCTAATGTAGATCAAAATGAAATAATTTGGTTTTATCCTTCTGCAGATTCTATTGAAATAAATCGTTATGTTATTTTTAATTATTTAGAAAATTTATGGTCAATTGGCACAACTAACGATAATTTTACAAGAACAGCTTGGATAGAAGCTAATTCTTTAGACAATCCTTTAGCTGCTGGTAAAACTACAAATAGCAATACTAACTATTTATACAATCAAGAAATAGGCAATGATTCTGATGGTGATGTTATGAATGCTTTTATTGAAACTTCTGATTTTGATTTAGAGCCTGACGGAGAACACTATATGTTTTTGTCAAAAATAATACCAGATTTAAAATTTAAAAATTCAACAAGTACAAATGATACTTTGTCTGTTTCTGTTAAAGGAGTAGATTTTCCTTTAGATACTCCAACAACCTTAACAACAAGTAGTATTAATTCATCAACACAACAAGCTTTTATAAGAGCTAGAACACGACAAGCTATACTTAGATTTGAAAGTTCTGGTACTGGTTATGGATGGAGATTAGGTTCTTTTAGAATAGAAATGAGACCAGATGGAAAAAGATAATGAGTAAAAAAGCATTAATAACATTACCTATTCCAGATGCTAATTACAATTATGTAAATGAAGCTTTAACAAGAGAACAAATACAAAACTCTATACAATCTATAGAAGATTCTTTGTTTTTATTAAAAACAATGCAAGAAAGTATTACAAGTAAATCTATTAAAAGACATCAATTTTTATTAATGGGAATGAAACATGTCTGATAATCTTAAAGTATTAGGTCAAATAGACCCTGCTGCAACCACAGTTACTGTACTTTATACAGTACCAGATATGACACAAACAACTGTTAGTTCTATTGTGGCAGCAAATCGCACAGGATCGGCTATAACATTTAGATTAAGTGTTCATGTTGCTGGTGCCAGTGCTAACGATAAACAATATTTATATTACGGCAAATCTGTTGCAGCTAATGATTCCTTAACAATAGTAATAGGTATAACATTAAATCAAACAGATGTTGTAAAAGTTTATACAAGTGCAGTGAATATGAGTTTTAATATGTTTGGTTGTGAAACAAAAGAGGAAAGATAAAATGGATGCTAAGAAGCAAGCACAAGAATTAGCAAATATGGGTCGCTATGGCGATACCATGCTTATGCACGTTAATCCTAAAGAAGTAGAGGGATTAGCTTCTATTATGCCTATAACAATAAACCCGCAAACAGGGCAACCAGAAGCGTTTATAGGGGCTATATTAGGTAGCCTTATAGGAGGCACAGTCTTTCCTAATTTGTTAAGTATGGGGATTGTAGGGGCAGCAGGTGGTGCTGCATTAGGTTCAGGTTTAGGTACTTATGCAGAAACAGGAGATTTAGAAAAAGGTTTAGCTTCTGCTGTATTAGGTTACGGAGTAGGTAATATATTAGGAGATGTTGGAACTTCTGGACTTGTAGAAGCCGAAACTCAAATAGCAACTGATGCAGCATTACAAGAAGCAGGAAAGCAAGTATCAGAAGAAGCAATAAGAAATGCTGCATTAAATTCTAATTTAACAGGAGAGGTTATAGGTAAAGAAGCACTTAAAAAATTAGGACAAGATGCTGGTCAGGCATTTATGGATGCTGGGGTTTTATCTAATCCACAAACAATTAAAATAGCTGATGCAGCAAATGTAAAAGCTCAAAGTGAATTTATGAATATGACTACAGGAGATAGATTAGGAGAAATAGGTTCTAATATATTTTCTGGTAATACTGTAGATGCAGTTTCTAATAACTATCTTCCTATAGCTTTAGGAGGAGGTTCTTTATCAGCACAAAATGCTCAAGAAGAATACGAAAGAGAAATGGCTGAATACAGAGCTAACAAGGACAAAAGAAAAGAAGAACTGTATGCTAAATATCCTGAACAAATACATAAAAGAAATCCTTATTATGATATTTATGGTGTTGCTGAAGGTGGTCAAATACCTTCTTATGCAGAAGGAGAAACTGTTTATGGTGTAGGAAGCGAAGGTCAATACAGACCGTCAAATACTTACATGCCGGGATTTGATTCTGAATTTAATTATTTCCCTAATAGAGTAATACCTGCTAGTGCAATAAGTGCTAGACAAGCAGCAAAAGGAGAAACACCAGCAGTTATTGCTCCTAATCCTATAACTAGCAGATATCAACCAATGGTTTTACCTAATTATGCTTATGATCAAGTTCCTGCAGGAAGTGTATTAGGAAGAGTACAAGATGCTTACAATGCTGGGCTTCCCACTACAACACAACTATTAAGTCCTTTTCGTAACACAGGATTAGATACTGTAATAGAAGGTGCAGGTCGCTCATTTATTAATAAAGGAACAGGAACAGGAACAGACACAGGAACAGGAACAACTACACAAACAAACACAGGAACAGGAACAACTACACAAACAGACACAGGATACATAAATACTGAACAAACTTATAACACTGGTGATGGTAAAACAAATGCTACAGACAATGATCAAACAAATAATCCTAATACCCAAGTAATAAATAATAACGATGGAACTTCTACTGTAATTTATGAAGATGGAACTACAACTACAGTTTCAAATGAACCAATTAGCGGACCTGTAACTGTTGACAGTAACACTAATTTAGAAACAGGAAAACAACTACAAGAAGGTGATGAAGGTTATATTAGCCCTGATAGTGAAGATTATTCATCCACTACTTATCAGTATGGATCAGGAGGAGGTCCTGATGGTATGAATCCATATTTAGGAAGTGATGCTACAACATACGATCAAGTACAAGAAAATAAAGAATCTGTTAAAGAAGCTGCTAGAGGACAAGGAGAGTTAGATGCTTATAAAGCTGCTGTAGCAGCAGGAATTGATCCAACTAGAATAGTTTATGGTGCTGATTACAATACAAATACTGTATATTCTGAAGATGATGTAATAGTAGGTACAACAGGTTATACAGCAGATGGCACATTTGTATACACAAATACCGATCCGCTTTTAGGCAATGTAGAAGATGGTAATAATTTTTATCCCGGAGAACAAAGACAAGCAACTTCAGGCATTCTTATAAGACCAGATGGAAGCACTGAACAAATAAATGATTTAAGTAATTTTACAAATCCCGGAGATGGAAGCGTAATAGAATTAGATAATGGTTATAGCGTAATTAATGATCCTAATAATGGTATTAATAATTATGGGGGAGTGGGAATGTATGCAGAATCTCCTGATATGGGAGTAGCTTATGAAAAAGACCCTGCTATTCGTTCTCCTGAATATGTTTATCAAACTTTATCAGTAGAAGATAGAAATGCTGCAGAGAATGCATATAATCAAGCAATAGCAGATTCAATAGCAAGAGGAGATATACCATCTGAGGCTTATGCACAACAACAAGAAGAAGCTTACGAAAATTATTTAGCTGAACTTGAAGCTGCAAAAAAAGAAGAAGAAGAAAAAGAAGCTGAAGAAGCTGAAGAAGAAGAAGAAACTACAGAAGAATCACCACCTTTATATGTTGAACCCGGAATGTATTCAGGAGGTTTAGTTAATTTAACAGAGGGAATGAATGTTCCTAATATGCAACAGCCTATGCAACAGCCTATGCAACAGCCTATGCAAAATCCATTAGAACAAGAAGTTATACAAGCTGTATTAGGAAGTCATCCTAATCCTGATTCTGTAATACAAGCTTTTATACAACAATTTGGAATTGATGCTTTTTTACAATTAAGAGATAAAATATTAAAACAACAAGTTCCTAATGCACAAACTGAAGGAAAAATTGAAGGTGCAGGAGGGGGAATGGATGATTTAGTTATGGGTCAAATTGCTAATCAATCTGCAGTAGCAGTTTCTCCGGGTGAATATATAGTTC